ATGGCGGCAATGGGTTCTGGCAACATGAACTCTAGTCGCGCTGGTGTAGCGGAAGCAGTAGCTAACCGAGCATATGATGACAGACGTGCCGATGTAGCTACAAACATCCAGAATAGTCTTATAGATCGTAGTCTTAACCAACAGGCACAGCAGTTTAGTGACCAAGGTTCTGCATTGCAAGGTGCTGGACAAGCCAACCAAAGCATCCAAAGTGCTTATGGTGTAGGAATGAACACACTAGGACAAGGTGCTAACTTTGGTATGAACGCTGGTAATGCCTTACAAGGCTATAACCAAGCACAGCTGAATGATCAGAAGCAACAATTTGAAGACCAGCGTGACTTTGAGATGGATCAGCGCAAAGGCTATCAATCAGGTATCTTGGGTAAGGCTCCAAACTCGTCTGGTAATGGCGTACAAGCTAACTTAAATAATCCGTATGCCGCCGCACTTGGTGGTGGAATGGCTGGCTTCGGTTTTCAGCAAGAGTATTACCCACAAGCACAGCAAGGTACAGGGTCTTTCTTTAGAGGAAGCACACCCAACCCACATACGAGATAAAGGAGGTTTCTAATGTCACGCGCAATATTACTTAAAAAAAAGAAAAAGAAACCAATCTTATTACCACAGGATACTCTTGGTGAGGCATTGTCAGATCAGTACAACGGAGACATGGATCAACTAGAAAAAACTGAGGCATATAGGTTATTCTCTGGGAAAACAGGTTCAGATGGTTACATAGATGATTTGATGCCACCAGCATTAGAGACACCAGTAGAACAGTCTGCTCCAGCACTGAAACTTATGGATGAATCCGAAGCAAGTAGTATCTTGCAAAACCCAAATTCAACTGAAGACGCTATATTGAATGCTAGAAAGTATTTTTCTGGTAATTTCGAAGTGCCTTCAGAATCAAATACTCCACTTATGGATGAGCAAACAGCAACGGGAATACTACAGAACCCAAATGCCGACCCTGTGGAACTTAATAAAGCCAGAGAATATTTCTCAGGAGGACAACGTGATCTTGTAGGCAGTGGTAGAGGCAACTATGGTATGTCAGCTCCAGCCCTTGATGAACTTAGTGCAACAGACACGGCTTTACTCCCTACACAAGGGGAGATGCCAACAGGCGCGCGTAAAGACCCATACATGGCAATACCTTCTACGAAAGATGGATACCACATTATGCCAGATGGCACTCTTATGGCTGACTCTGAGATGGAATCAGATGGCGTATTGAATGTCAAGGGCGAGCCTAAACCTAAAGGTAATGGCATCTTAAATACTGATACTACATCATCTAATGATCGCAAAAGTAGTGCTGTGTCTTCTAATGCCCGTGGCTCTATGATGCCATATGCTAAGATCAACAGAAACGAAGCACTTATGCGTATCGGTGGTGCTATAATCGGTGGTTCAGACCAAGGATTTGCTGGTTCAGCAAGAGCCGCAACTCAAGAGTTTGGCAACATCCAAGATGCTAACAGAGCCTCAGAGACAGCCGCATTTAACAAAGCAGAAGCCACAAGACTTGCTGAAGAACGCATAGCGGCATTGAAGGCTAAAGGTAGTGGTAAATCATCTGACAAAGATAAAGAAACTTTTAATAACGTAAGTTCACAGCTGAACTCGTTTCAGTCTGGTTTAGATGCAATAGCACAAAGTAAAGCTGAAGGTGGAAACCTAACAGGTGTCGGTGGTATCTTTAAGTCATTTATTGACAACTATACTGGTAGCCCAGATGCGGCTAGAAGGCTATTGTTAAGCAGACTTAAAGTTGATGATGCCTTACTCAGAGTTGCAGAGACAAAGGGTGCTATTTCTAACAAAGAGATGGACTTATTCTTACAACCAGCACCAAAGAACTTTCAAGATGAGAAGATTTGGGTGGACTGGATTAACGAAAGAATGGTTGCGTTACGGAACGTGCAAAACAGACTAAATGGTAATGTAGTCATTAACGAGTCTGAGCAGTCTTATAGATATAGAGCACCTACTTCAAGAAACACAACAATATCAAAAGAAAGCCAGAGTTGGCTTGATAGCTAGTAGAGGTAACTAATGGCTGATTATACTGTAGAAGATTACAAAGTAGCGGCAAGAAAAGCTATTGCTGGTGGCGACATTGCTTCAGCAAACGAATTGATTGCGGCTGGTCAGGCATTAGAAGCTAAAACCACAAAGACAGCTGAAGTAGACACATCAGTTGGTGGCGCGGCTAAATTTGGCTACGATAATGCAGGAAAACTTATAGGTCAGGGTATACAAAGTGTTGGGGAACTGACAGGATCAGAAAGTATTGAGAACTATGGGCAAGAAATGGCTGAACGCAATGAACGTGAGATTGCAGAAGCAAACTACCAGCGTCCTGATGGTGCTGATGGCATTATTAAAAACCTACGCGAAGGCGACTTTGCAAATGCTGGTAAATCTTTACTCTACGGATCAGCGGAAGCCGCCCCACAGGTACTAGCTGGTACAGCGGCATCTATCGGTGCTGGTCTTGCAGTTACTTCTGCACCAATTGTCGGCACAACTATTGCTGTCGGTGGTACAGTCTATGGTACTTTGAGTGCATTAGGCGAGACACGCGACGAGCATGAAGAAAAAGGCATAGACACAACTGCAACCATGCAAGACTTGGGTGCGGCTGTAACCTCTGGCCTCATAGAACTACTACCCGTCAAAGGTGGTGGTTATACTGTAAAGATACTCAAAGAAGGCATACAGGAAGCTGGTCAAGAAGCTACCATCATGGGTAACACTGCCATCAAAGGTGGTGAGTATGTTACTGATGAAGTCGTAAACCGCATGGGTGACGCTGGGCTTATTGGTTCTACACTAGGTGGAGTTGCTAACACAGCAATATCAACTGTTACTAAGACTGGTGAAGTTGTCTTCAAACCAAGGCAAGAACTTGCACCAGAAGTTGATCAGGCGGCTGGTGATGTCTCTCGTATGATCAAAGAAATATCAGAAGACAGCGGATATAACCTTAAAGACATCGACCCCTCTTCACTAAAAGGTGCTAACCAAACACTAACAAGTGTTAGAGGTAAAATAGCTGATGAAGTTAAGAGTGCTGGCGATAAGATTAAATTACAGATTGTAAAAGACTTAGACAGCATTGATCAGAAAAGATTCCAAAGAATAATCAACACTTCTAACCTTAAAGTCGGAGGTAACGTAACACCAGCTGACATACAGTTTGTAAAAGACATCGCTGGATCAACAGAAGTTGGTCAAAAGATGGTGAATGGGCTCTATAAGTCAAATGTACTTACAGAACTTTACGCATCTGGCCTCAAAGGTGGCTTCTCTAAGTTTACTGATGTGTTCAACCCAATCAATAATGTCGGCAAAGGCTATAACCCAGCGCGAGATGTTGCTGGTATGTTAAACTTTGGTGCAATTGCTGGAACACAAGGTGCATCTTTAGCAACACAGATACCTTTGGTTGTTGGCGGACGTGCAATAGATGCAGTCACAGGCCGTAGGTCTAAAGTGAACCGCTTTGTCAAAAAGAACATCAAGAAAAGTGGCCTTAATACACCTACAGGCACAAGCCTACCCTTAAACAAAGCCCAGCAAGCACAGGCCAATAAAAAGGCCAAAGATGCTATCAACAAGGCTATGAAGAAAGCGGCAAAAGCTAAAGCAGATGCAGAAAAGCAAGCCTTGTTTGTCAAAATGTATGAAGAGGGCTTACACCCTAATCCAACGTCCCCTAGAGGGATAGCATTTGAAGGCTTACGTGAGGTTGGTAATCTTGGAGACATGACACCAGCACAGATAGATGCTGAAATCATGCGTGTCATTAATAGACGTCTTGCAAAAGGTGCAGATGCTGATGTTCGCAGGGCACTAAATGCTTACAAATCACACCTAAAGACTGGCAAGATGCCAGACAGCGACCAAACATTGTCTTATACTGTTGGTATAATTAAAGATGGCTTTAAGTTTCCAAAAATTGATCCAGCTGCACCTACGTCACCAGTAGCACCTACACCCCCTGCACCATTGCAAAATAGTCCAGCGGTACAACAGGGTATTGATGACAACAGAAAGTTTGTTCAGAATTTAAAAAACAAACTGGCTTCCGATCTTACTGTTAGCGATGGAGACAGGGCTGTACTAAATGACTCATTAGATGAGTATGGGCTCAGTTTAGGCAGTAATCCAGAACAGGCATCATTAGAAATTACTTTTAGGGCTAGAAAAGCATTAGATAATCGGCAACTTGTAGAAAAGTATTTAATGCCGTATCATCAAAGGGTTTTACAACAGCAAGCAGAGATAAAGGTAAAAGGTAAGAAGAATGCCCCAACCAAAACTACCCCCGCACCTCAAGAAACTCCTCAATCAAGTGGACAAGGAACTGCTAGTGGACAAACAGCCGTACAAGGAACTGGAGAAGCTAAACCCACTCAACTGGCCTCATCTGGTGTACTCGCAACAACTACCCAAGAAACACCAAAAGTAAAAAAGGTCACAGTAAAAGCCGTTAAAGACATAATACCTGACACCGATGCAGTAGTGCAAATTGGCAAAAAAGGTACAAAGTACGAAAACGGAATACAGGATGTTGATACTGCCTTAGAGGTGGCTAACCTTTTAGGTATCACAGCACAAATGATGAATAGTGGCACTTCATTACAAGACATTACTAACACTGATTCTGGCACTGCCGCTGTTCATTCTTGGAATCCTAAAATGAAAGGATTTGGTAGTAAGGTGTTTGCTATAAAATCAGGTGGGAGTTTTAAAGGTAAAAAAGTTCCACCGATTGAATCTTTGATGTCACTGCTCCATGAAATGGGGCATTCGCTTACACAGGGTAACATGGATGGTAAGGGTGAATTTGGCATAACTTTAGTTAAGAACCCGTTCAGTGGTAAAAAAAACCTTGTAGGAGGCAATAGCTACAATAGTTCTGTTATGAAACCAATTCTCGAAGGTAAAGGTAAAAACCACCCAGCAATTAAAGAAATACATGCTTTCCAAGAAGCTGGCATAGCGTTTACTCAAAAAGACCCAAACAGCAAAGTCGAAGCCAGAGATATTAGGAAAATGCTGTTAAGGCTAAACCTTTACAAAGACCCTGATGTAGTTAAGCAAATAAAACAACAGATAAAAGATTATCGCGCCTACACTAATATCACAGCTGAGTTATCTGTTGATCCTATGTGGTTGTACTTAATGAACCCAAAACTTGCCAAAGAACTAATGCCTGTCAACACAAAGTTAATACAAAAAGAGTTTGATAAGGCAAACAATGGTAAGATCAAGTTCTACGGGCATCCTCTTGCAACAGTATTAGCCATAGTCACAGCAATGGTTGCGATGAACTCTGGAGATGATGAAGAGCCGACTGAAGGAATACTCAGTCCGCAAGATGGCATCCTATCAGCATAACAACATACAGCCCCAGCAATGGGGCTTTATTATTTCAAGGAAGCAAAATGATCGTAAAAACAGCGTATGACCTAGTGCCGTACCTAGAAGCTATAGAGACTATAAAAGCATCGTCTTTAACCAAAGATCAAAAGTCACAGATACTAAAGGAGATGAAGTATTCCTTCATCGACATAGTGTTTTGCAAGCAGTGTCCAAATACACACTCTATAATCTCAAGCATACTAGGAGAGCACAATGGGAGCACCCAAGGAACCAAGAAAGAAGTCGCCAAAGAAGGAACTGAAGTATCCAAAGAAGGCAACTCCAAAAGAGAACAACTACTTCACAAAGTTAATGCAAACCGAGGAAGGAAGAGCACTACGCAAGCAGTGGTCAACCAAAAAACGTAAGAATGGAGGAAGGCCAGTAGGCACTCCAGATGGCTACACACTAGAAGCCATTACTCCTATCCGAAAACAAGCACAGAAAGACGCTGAAAGGATTGTGGCTATTATGGCTAAAGACAACAATATTGACGACGAATATGCGGTAGAGGCTCTTAAAACAGCTGTCGAGATTATGCGTGAACCAGCGCAGAACCGAGACAAACTAACAGCCGCAAGAATGGTCTTAGACTTTACTAAGACAAAACCAGTATCAAAGAGCGAAGTCACTGTTGGTAAAGCAGAAGCCTTCTTGGAGTCGCTTTTAGTAAGTGACACAGAGGAAGAGCAAACCGACGATGGAAACGAAACTTAAAGAAGTACGCCGCAAACTATATGACGAATTTGACTTTTACTCTAAGTCAGCACTCAAGATCAGAACCAAAGATGGAGACATCAAGCCCCTCAAACTAAAGCCAGCACAGATTATCCTACAAGAAGCTGTAGATAAACAAATGGCTACTGAGGGCAAGGTTCGCATCATCATCCTGAAGGCTAGACAGCAAGGTCTATCAACTTATGTAGGCGGCTATCTTTACTTTAATGTTTCCCAGCGTAAAGCATGTAAAGCAATGGTGGTCACACACCATTCTGACAGTACAAGAGCACTGTTTGACATGACTAAACGCTACCATGAGAACTGCCCAGAACTACTCAAGCCACACACAAAGTATTCATCTCGACGCGAGTTGACCTTTGATGTCCTTGATAGTTCTTATGTGGTTGCTACAGCTGGTGGTGAAAGCATTGGACGTGGTGAGACACTTACACATGTTCACGCATCAGAACTTGCGTTCTGGCAGAAATCAACTGCCCTAGAAAACTGGAATGGTATGACGCAAGCCGTACCTAGCAAGAAAGGCACAGCTGTATTCGTTGAGAGCACAGCTAATGGTGTCTCTGGTATATTCTATGACTTATGGAAAGGTGCAGTGGATGGCTCTAACGGATACGTCCCCGTGTTTATCCCTTGGTATGTAGACCCAGAGTATCGTGAGCCTGTACCTGAGAACTTTAAGATAACTCCAGAGGAAGAGGACTTATCTAAGAAATACGACCTAGACGACGAACAGCTAATGTTTCGTCGGCGTAAGATTGCACAGAACGGCATAGATTTATTCAGACAGGAATATCCAGCGGAGCCCGAAGAGGCTTTCTTAACCACTGGGCGTCCTGTGTTTAATCCAGAGTCATTACAAGATGACTTGAAGAAATCAAGAGACATCGAAGCACGTCTAGCACTGGAAGGTGAAGACTGGCTTGAGAACATGCGTGGGGAATTGACAACCTACCGCAAACTAGATGATGGCGAGAAGTACACCATAGGAGCAGACGTTGCTATGGGTGTCAGAGGTGGTGACTGGTCGGTTGCCCAAGTTCTCGACAGCAAGAAACGACAGGTGGCAACCTATCGTGCCCAAGTTCATCCTGATTACTTTGCAACTGTCCTCTATAAGCTAGGTGAGTTCTTCAACTTTGCCTACATAATTGTAGAGAACAACAGCCATGGTATTCTAACATGTACCCGTCTTGGGAAAGACATGGCCTACCCCAACTTCTACACAGAAGTACAAGTAGATAAACTAACTGACAAAGAGACAATCAAGTTAGGCTTTACTACTACATCCAAGACAAAACCTCTGATCATTGATGAACTCAGAGCCTCAGTTCGAGAGGGTAAGATCGAACTAAACGATAAAGTCACTATTCGGGAAATGCTAACATACATCGTCACACAAAGTGGCGGCATGGAGGCGGAAGCTGGATGCTTTGATGACTGCGTTATGAGTTTAGCCCTAGCCAATCATATTCATGAAGGTGCTTGGGAGCCCATAGATGCAGTTGACGATTACTATATTGAGATGGTTTAGACATGAAATCAAATAAAGATTATAAAAAACTCGACGACGATCAGGTTGTGTCCATAGTAGATACTAACCTAAGACGTTCCATTGGATACTATGACTCTGAGCTGTCAAAAGAACGCCGACAGGTAATGGACTACTACAGTGCTAAACTGCCACGCCCAGCGCATGATGGTAATAGTAAGTATGTAAGTCAGGACGTTTATGATGCTGTAGAAAGTATGAAGGCGGCTTTGCTGGAGACATTCAGCACAGGAAACAAAACACTCAGGTTCTCACCACAGAATGCTGATGATGTTCCTACAGCTGAAGTCTGCACAGAGTACACCGACTACGTTCTACATCGCCAAAACAACCTGTTTGAAACTATGCAGACAGTAATTCACGATGGCCTTATTGCTCGTGCTGGCGTTGCTAAAGTTTATTGGTGTATGCAAGACGAAAGTACACTTGAGTATGTCGAAAATCTCACAGAGGAAGAACTTGATGCTCTTCTAGCAGAGGATAATGTAGAGATCGAAGAACTTACTGAAGAAGCTGGTATGTTCTCTGGTGAGCTACGTGTAACCCGTGACACATCTCAGGTTAAGGTTGAGGCTATTGCACCAGAAGAGTTCTTGATTGAACCACAGGCAAAGTCTTTAGATGACGTTAGCTTCTGTGCACATAGAACTAAGAAGTCTATCTCTGAACTTATCGAGATGGGCTACGACGAAGACTTAGTTGCTAAAATCTCTGACAATGAAGACACAGACTTTGACAACGACCCTGAGATACTTTCTCGCTTTGATGACATAGGTGCAGACCGAGGCTTCAATGCAAAAGGATACCAGCGTCAAACTAGACAAGTAACTGTGGTCGAGGCTTTCATTGAGCTAGATGTTGAAGGAACTGGTGTTGCTGAACTCTACAAAATAGTCAAAGCATCAAACATCTTACTTGAGAAAGAGATAGTAAACAGACGTCCATTCGTAGCATTCGTGCCACTACCTATTCCACATGCTTTTCACGGCAACAACTTTGCTGAGAAACTATTAGGAATACAAAATGCACGTACAGTATTAACACGTTCTATTCTTGATCACGCTATGGTCACTAACAACCCACGTTATACAGTGGTTAAAGGTGGTCTTACGAACCCAAGAGAACTAATAGACAATCGTGTCGGTGGTATCGTGAACGTATCACGCCCTGATGCAATTGCCCCTATGCCTCAAGCATCTTTGAACCCGTTTGTATTCCAGACTATTCAGATGTTAGACGAGGATAAAGAAGATACCTCTGGTGTCTCTCGTCTGTCCCAAGGTCTTAATAAAGACGCTATAAGCAAACAAAACTCAGCGGCAATGGTCGAGCAGTTAGCTACAATGAGCCAACAGCGACAGAAGATCATAGCGCGTAACTTTGCGAACAACTTCCTAAAGCCTCTATTCTCAATGGTCTATTCATTAGTTGTAGAGAACGAGTCTGAAGAGAAGATTGTTGAGTTAGCTGGACGTTATGTCCCTATCGACCCATCGCAATGGGCTGATAAACGTGACGTACAAGTTGAGTTCCACTTGGGCTACGGCGATCAGGAGCAGCTGGTGCAAAAGCACTTGTCGTTCCATCAACTATTCTCCGCTGATCCTACCCTTGGACAAATGTACTCTCCGCAGAACAAGTTCAAGATGCTGGCATCAGTATTAGAGAAATCAGGTATCAAGAATGTTGCTGACTTCTTAACAGACCCAGCGATGATACCTCCACCGCCACCTGATCCAAATGCAGAGATGCAGATGCAGATGGCACAGCAACAAATGCAACTTCAAGAACGACAAACAGCTGTCGCTGAAATGAAGGTGCAAGTTGATGCACAAATGAGGCAAATGAAACATGAGCTAGACACTATGAAGGCTCAACAAGCATTTGCCCTACAATCTGACAAGCAAGACCTTAATGAGACTGAGTTTGAACACAAAGAGTTCGTGAACTTAGAGGAACTAGAGATCGCAAGAACTGCTGATGATGTCAGAGCAATCGCAAGTCCTAACGGATAAGCAACCTTAACCAAAAAGAGAGAACTACATGTCTACACAAGAAGAGCAACTTGTGGTGGCTGGTGATGAAGCTGGAGCCGTACTTAGCGGTTCCGCCTTCAACTCAGTTATCAATGAACTTGTCGAAAGAACCTTCCAAACATTTGTAAATACGGAGCCTTCCGACAAAGACAAAAGAGAACAAGCCTACAACCACTATCGAGCCTTAGTTGACGTGGTTGATACTTTAAAACAGCGAGTTCAAGTGCGTGACAGCATTGTAGAACAGCAGAACGGCGACAACAGCCAAGAGGAGACTGCTCCATGAACAACGAGCAAAACGTAAACTCTGAGCCGCAAGCATTAGATGTTGATGATGCGGCAGACGCAATCTTAGGACGATGGGACGACGGGGAAACCTTATCTGAAGTCGAAGTAGAAGATGCAACATCTGAAGACCTTGCCGAGACAGAGGTAGATGAAGATGAAATAGACGATGAAGAGGACGATCAAGACGAATTAGAACTTGAAGACCCTGACGAAGATGACACCGAAGATGAAGATGTCGATGATGATATAGACGAAGACGATGAAGAGGACGACGAACCTCTAGCGGCTTCTGACGATCAGGTTGTAGACATTGCAGTCAATGGTGAGTCCAAGAAGGTATCTGTAAAGGATTTAAAGCGGCTTTATGGTCAAGAAGCATCTCTAACTAAAAAGTCTCAAGATTTGGCTACCCAGCGAAAGCAGTCAGAAGAACAACTGGCTCAAACGCAGATGTCATATCAGAAGTTATTGGAACGCGCAGAAGCTAGGTACAAACCTTACGCTGACATTGATATGTTAGTAGCGTCACGCGAGATGGATGCAGAAACATTCTCTCAACTACGCCAAGACGCGAAGCAAGCAGAAGACGACTTAAAATTCCTACAGGAAGAAAGTGGTCAGCTTGTATCCCAAGCACAGCAACAGCACCAGCAAGCAACTAGAGAGGCCGCCGCAGATTGCGTCAAGGTTCTCCAAGATCAACTGCCTGACTGGGGCAACGAACTCTATGCAGATATTCGTGACTATGCTGTCAAATCGGGATTACCCAAGGATCAAGTCGATCAGTACACAGACCCACAGGTCATCATGCTGATTAACAAAGCCAGACTTTACGACCAATCAAAACAGTCCGCCAACAGCAAGAAAGCCAAGGCCAAACTGAAAAAGTCGAAAAGTGGCAAGAAGGTTCTTAGTTCCAAGAAAGCACCACCCTCTAAAAAGACTATCCAGAAAGCTAATCAACAGAAGCAAATGGATATGCTGAGTGGTGCTAAAGACCTTGATGATATTGCAGACGCACTCATGAGCCGCTGGGAAGATTAAATCTTCTTAAACTTAATCCTAAAATTGTGAGGAACAATTAAATGAGTACATATACAACTTATAACCAAGTTGGTAAAAAGGAAGATGTTTCAGACATCATTACCAACATTTCACCATTCGCTACGCCCTGTATTGCGATGTTCAAAGACGAAAAAGTATCAGCTAGAACTTTCTCATTCCTTGAAGATTCATTAGCAGACTCAGCTGTAAACGCTGTAGTTGAGGGAGCCGACGCATCAATGGCAACATTGACAGATGCAACTGAGCGTACAAACAACACTCAGATCATGTCTAAAGCCTTCCAAGTATCAGCAACAGCTGATGCAGTAGCTACATATGGTCGTGCAAAGGAAACTGCACACCAATTAGCTAAGAAGTTAAAGGAAATTAAGAAAGACTTTGAACGTGCAATGGTTGGCGTAGAGCAAGCCGCAGTTGCTGGTAATGCTTCAACAGCACGTAAGATGACTTCTATCTTAAACCAAATTTCTACAGGCGTAGACGCTGGTTCAAACTCAACAGATGCTTTAACAGAAGCAAAACTATTGTTAGCTGGTCAAACAGCATACGACAATGGTTCTGATGTTGACACATTCATGATCAAGCCAGCTGATGCACAAATCGTTGCTGGTTTCTCAGCGGCATCTGGTCGTAATCGTGAAATCTCACAAGGCAAAACATTGGTCAATGCGATTGATCTATATGTGAGCCCTTACGGCGAATACAGAGTAGTATTGAACCGCGAGTTAAAGACAACTCACGCACTACTAATAGACCCAACAATGTTCAAAACATGTACGTTGCGTCCATTCACAAGAACACTACTAGCGAAGAATGGTGACTCAGATCGCCATCACATCGTTGGTGAGGTTTCTTGTAAACACACAAACTTTGGTGACTCAGTGAAAATCACTGGATTATCATAAGTCCAAAATAGACCACTAATAGGTCTTTACTAGGCCACCCACAGACACACAGGTTTTGCTCTCCTTACTGTTGTCCGTGGGTGGCCTTTTTACGTTTTAAGGGTAGCAAAATGACTGACAAAACACAGCCGACATTATTACAAACTGAAACAGACTTCGTGAGTGACCACGGAGACCTATTTCAAAAGCACACACAGCACATCTCACAATCGTTCTTAGACGATCTGAAAGACGCTCGAAACAATAGTGGTTCGAAGCCTACAGGCGAGATGATGAGAGTAGCCTCCATACCGACAGCTATTGTCGAGAAGTGGATGCGAGAAGGATTCAATATCTGGGAAGCCAAAGGTTCAGAGATTGTCCGTAAACTAAAGAACGAGGACTTAGATATGTTCCTCACAACCAACAAGAGGATTTAAAATGAACAAAGGTGAAATCCGAGCACACTTTATTGCTCTTCTAAATCGTAGTGACTGTTCGAATGCTTTGGCTGACACCTTCATTGATCAAGCAATCACTAGAATACAAAGACAGCTACGTGTCCCAGCAATGGAAAAGCAGAATACATATGACGTAACATCAGAAACAGGCATAGCAAAAGTAACAATGCCAGCTGACTTACTTGAGGTTATCGAACTGTATTACGATGGTAACTCATTAACACGCATACCTCTACATGAGATGGTACAGTATCAGAAGACTGGTGAACTAGGATCACCGAGGTTCTTCTGTCGTGAGCAAGGTAATCTAAAGATACACCCAATGCCTAGTAGTGGCTCTTTGTTTCTTAACTACTATGCAGAGCAAGACCCACTGACAAGCGACAGTGATACAAACATGCTGACTAACATTGCTTCTGACCTTCTTACATACACAGCTCTTTCTTATGCGGCTGATTACTTCTTAGATGAACGTGGTGCAATCTTTGACCAAAAGTCTGGGTCTTTCCTTGCTGAGATACAGGAACACGCAAACAGTTCTGAGCAATCTGGTGTCAATCAAGTTGTCAGACCTACGCACTATTATGAGGATTAATACTAATGGCATCAAAGACCAGCTTTTACAACACCTCTGGTGTAACTAACACACAAACAAATGCAATTGATGCGGCAGTCGCAAATGCCGCCTCTTCAGCAACAGCCGCCGCCCTCAGTCAAACAGACGCCGCCGCAAGTTCAGCTTCAGCCAGTGCTTCGCTGTCTGCCACAAACCAGTACAAAGCAGATGCTCTAGCCGCTAGTGTTTCATCGGCATCATCTGCAACTTCAGCAACTACAAAAGCCTCAGAAGCCGCCGCATCAGCCGTAGCATCTGAAGCCAGTAAAGTTGCAAGTGCAAACTCGGCAACAGACGCAACTACCAATGGTGCGGCTCAAGTTACTTTAGCAACAGCACAAGTTGCCCTTGCAACAACCCAAGCAAACAATGCGGCTACTTCAGCATCTACGGCAACAACAAAAGCCTCAGAAGGATCGACTTCAGCCGCCAGCGCGGCAACAGCACAAGCAAACGCTGAGACAGCTGAAACAAATGCCGAAACGGCACAAGCGGCATCTGAAGCCGCCCGTGATGCATCTATAGTTGCGAAGGACGCATCCATTGCGGCACAATCTTCAGCGGCACTCAAAGCTAACAATCTGTCTGACCTAGCAAACGCTGGGACTGCAAGAACAAACTTAGGACTAGGGACAGCGGCAACTACAGCCGCCTCTGCTTACGCAGTAGCATCCCACGTCCACACATTCGCGTCTCTAACTAGCAAGCCGACTACATTAGCTGGCTACGGAATTA